TCGCGCTCGCGCTGGCCGCCGCACCCGCGCTCGCGCAGCCGACCGTGGTCGGCGAGATCAAGGCGCTGCGAGATCGGGTCGGCGCACTGGAGGCGCGAGTATCGGCGCTCGAGGGGAGCACGCAGCCTCCGGTGACAGGCTCTGCGACGCTCGATTGGGCGCCGAACACCGAGCCGGACCTTGCGGGCTACCGGGTCTATCACGGCACCGCGCCGGGCTCGTACGGTCCGGCGGTGGACGTGGGGCTTGCGACGACTTACACGATCAGCGACCTGCCAGCCGGCACGCACTACTTCACGGTCACGGCCTACGACGCGGCAGGCAACGAGAGCGCGCGGGCGACCGAGGTTAGCAAGCGGATTCAGTGATGCTCGTACTCGACGCGACCACGCTCGCAGCCTACCGCGCCGCGAGCACGCCGCAGGGAAAAGCGCAGGAAGTCTCTGACTCGCTGGGCTCTGGCACGCTGACCGTCGAGCTTCGCGACGGCACGACGTTGATGTACAGCGGGACGTTCGCGGGACCGCTGACCGCTGGCTCGGATGGCTCTCTGTCGGTGGACGTCGTTCCGACAGGCGCGGCTATTGTCGCCGGGACCGCGAACGCGGCGACCTGGACCTGCAAGATCCTGAACGCTGGCGGCACGCGCTGGCTGAGCGGGTCGCTCGGCTCTGGCGGCCGGTTCACGCTGGCGCGTGCGCTGGTCGTCGGTCAGGCGGTGCGGCTGAACATCAGCATCGCTCCTGCGCAGGCGGCGACCGCGCTCTACGGACTGCAGTGGCCGAGCAACAACTACGAGACGAACGCGCTCACGCTCGCGCACATCCTGAACCCGCAGAACGACGGGATGCCGATCTGGGGGCCGAGCGGGAATGGCGCGACGTACATCTGGGAGTACAAGCCTATCCAGCAGGCCGGGTACTACGCGGTGCTGTGGTGGGCGGGGTTGGCGCAGGCGAACGACACCAACTACTTCAGCAACTACGTCGCGCAGTGTTTCTGGGGTGCGCACCCGTACCCCTACCCGTCTGGGCACGATCAGGTCAACCACAAGTGGGAAATCGCGGCCTACGCACAGGACAACATTGCGACGCTGCCGGAGGGGTCGGGCCCGTCGGTCGATGTCGTGAAAGGGGTCTGGTACACGCAAGGGTTCCGCTGTTGGAAAGCCGGCGACGGCAAGAAGGTCATGCGCTACTACATCGACCTTCCATCGCTCGAGAACAATCGCATCATCCAATTCACGGCCGTCGCGTCCTACGGCGAGACGCTGCCGGACGCGACGTATGCACCCCCGGCGATCATGATGGGCGACGCGCCGTGGGCGAGATCGAAAGAGTGCGCGAGTGGCGTCACCCGCCGGTTGAAGTTCTTCAACTCGCTTCTCTCCGAGTCGGACATGCTGACCGAGGCGGGGGACATGAGCGCGCTCAAGACGAGCGCCGGCACGTCGAGTATCTGGTACGGCAAGACCAAATATGACTCTGCCGATGACCTGACGTGCGACTACGGGACAGGTCGGTCGATGACCTGGTTCGACAGCCACAAAGCCACGCGAGTGTTGACGTGACATGGCCGCTGCATACAGCACCGCCGTAGCGTCTGGCGTCTCTACGCCGGCCGCCACGACCTACGACAGTCCGAGCGTCACGGTCAGTAGCGGCGATGTGGTCTACGTCATTGTCGCCGCGTCGGCCGGCTCTCCGTCAAATCCGACGTCCTGTAAATGGGATCCGACCGGAGTCAATGAGTCCCTGACGCAAGTCGGCTCGACGCTCACGCATTGGTCGTATGCGAGGGCGTCGCTGTTTCGCGGCGTCGGGCTGACGGCAAAGAGCGGCATTTTCCGTGCGACGTGGCCGCAGGCGCAGGATGAGCGGATCATCGGCGTCTGGGTCGGTTCTGGGATCGACGCGACCACGCCGAACGGCACGGTAGCGACCGCGACCGGGACGAACACGACGCCGAAGGCCACTGCGACGACGACGGCGGGCCAGCTGGTCCTCATGCTCGCGATGGCGAGCAAGGACAACACGGCCGCGCGTACGTTCAACAGCCCGACGGGCACCGAGCGGTTCGACGCGGCCACGGCGCCGAGCGATTACGACAACGTCGCCGCGCAGGATCTGACCGCAAGTGGGTCGAGCACGTCGCCGCAGTGGACGCTGAGCGGGGCGGTGAATGGGTGGGCGGCGTTCGTCATTCCGCTGAATGACGCGGCGGCAGGTGGCGCAACTGGCACGCTCTCGGCAACAGAAGGCGCGGACACTGCATCGCTGGCCGGCGCAGTCGCCGTCACCGGGACGCTCGCGGCCACGGAGGGCGCGGACACCGCCACGTTCGACGGTACGAGCGCCGGCATCAGCGGGACGCTCGCTGCGACCGAGTCTGCGGACACGGCCGACATCACTGGAGCGGTCGAGAATACGATCGGGGGCGGCGGGACGTTCCCGATCTATGGTGACCTCGCAGCGACCGAGGGGGCTGATACCGCGACGATTGCCGGAGCCGTAGCGATCACCGGCAGCCTGGCGGCGACGGAATCAGCGGACACTGCCGCGATCACTGGCGCTGTGCCGATCACCGGCACGCTGGTCGCAACGGAATCCGCGGATACGGCGAGCATCAACGCAGGAACGGGGGTCAATGGGTCGCTCTCCGCCACCGAGAGTGCAGACACATTCGCTGTATCCGGCGCGGTGGCGGTCACCGGCGCACTCGCGGCTGCGGAGTCTGCCGATACCGCAGAGGTGTCCGGGTCGGTCGGTTCGGTCGGCATTACCGGCACCTTTGCGGCGACCGAGGCGGCGGACACGGCAGAGGTCACCGGAACCGTTCCGATCATTGGCACTCTGGCGGCTACCGAGGCAGCCGATACCGCGCTCCTGAACGGTGGCTCCGGGGTGTTCGGGTCGGTCGCGGTAACAGAGGCCGCAGATACCGCAGAGATGTCGGGGACGGTCGGCGATGCAGCCATCACCGGGACGCTTGCCGCGACGGAAGCGGAGGACACCGCATCGGTCGCCGGAACGGTTCAGGTTCTCGGGTCGTTCGACATCCTCGAGGCATCGGACACATTCTCAGCGGCCGGTCAGATCCTCATCACCGGCACGCTGGCCGCGACGGAGAGCGCGGACACGGCGAGCTTCTCGACGCTCGCGCAGTTGGCCGTCTCCATCGCACACACGCGGCGCATCGGGTCGCGCAAGACGATCTTCTCTGCCGGCCGACTCGGAGCACGCCGCACCTACTTTGCCGGCCGACGCATCGGGCCGCGCAGGATACAGGGGGACTGACATGGCACTGGTCGACAAGCTCATCGCTGGCGACGCGCTCGACTTCGACATCGGCGTGACGGATTCGGAGGGAAACACTTACACGCCGGCCGACGGGTGGGCCATGACGCTGCGCCTGTTGCCGCGCACGTCTGGCACCGCCATCGACATCACCGCGACGGCGACCTCGGACAACCTGGAGTTCGCGGTCGAGGTGGCCTCGGCGACGACCGCCGGCTGGGCGGCAGGCGATTATTCCGCGTTCGCGCTCGTCACCCTATCGGGTGAGCGAAAGACGGTGCATATCGGCGAACTGGAGATCCTTGCCGATCCCGCGACGGCCACCGCCTACGACGTCCGATCGGACGCGAAAAAGACGCTCGACGCGCTCAAGTCCGCGCTGCAAACCTACGCAACGAATTCGCAGGGCCACGTCGCCGAGTACGAGATCGCCGGCCGGCGCATGAAGTTCCGCAGCTCGGCCGAGATCGTCGAGCAGATCAGGTACTGGGAGCGGGTTGTTGCCGATGAGACGGTCGCCGAGCGGCTGGCTGCCGGTCTGTCCTCTGGTCGCAAGATTTACACGAGGTTTTCGACATGAACATCCGCCAGAGCATTCGCAAGTGGCTGGGCCGCGCGCCGAAACCGGCCGGCAAACCTCTGTTCGTGCGCGCCTTCGACGGCGCTCGGCAGGACGACCTGACGTTCGGCTTCTCCAGCACGAACAGCAGCATCGACGTCGATATTGCCGGCGCACTGGAGAAGCTCCGCGGCCGTTCTCGCAACCTCGCGCAAAACAACGACTACGCGAGGAAGTTCCTGTCGCAAGTCGAAACGAACGTGGTTGGTCCGTCCGGGTTCACGCTCCAGGTGCAGGCCGCTGACGGTCCGAAGCTCGACGCGTTGGCGAACACGATCATCGAAGGCTCGTTCGCGGACTGGGGCCGGCGCGGGGTTTGCGAGGTGTCCGGCCAACTGTCGTTCGTCGAGGTGCAGCAAGTGGTCGCAGCGACGCGTGCGCGGGACGGTGAGGCGCTCGTTCGGTTTGTCCGCGGGCCGGAGTCCGGAAATCGGTGGAACTTCGCGCTGCAGCTGATCGACATCGACCGGCTGCCGATCGGGTATCACCTCGATCTGCGAAACGGCAGCCGGATCGTGATGGGTGTGGAGATCAATCGGTATGGTCGTCCGGTCGCCTATCACTTGCACCGGCAGCATCCTGGGACGTCTGCCGGAGCCTACGCCTATGCGGACATGGAGCGGGTGCCGGCGACGGACATCCTGCACCTGTTCCGGTCGATGCGGCCGGAGCAGCGGCGCGGCGTTCCGGCCATGCACACGGCGATGTTGCGCCTCGAGATGCTCGGCAAGTTCGACCTGGCGGCGGCCGCGGCCGCCAGGAAGGGGGCCGAAACGCTGGGATTCATCCAGTCGCCGAACGGTGAGGTTCTGCCAGGGGACGCGACGGCGGCCGACGGGAACCAGGTGACGACCAGCGTTCCGGGGACTTACGACACGTTGCCGGCCGGCTACGAGTTCAAGCCCTACGAGAGCCAGTACCCGAACGCGCTGTACGGCGAGTTCGTCAAGGCGAGCCTGCGCGGGATCGCCGCCGGCCTCGGGGTGAGCTACAACAGCCTGGCGAACGATCTGGAAGGGGTCAACTATTCTTCCATCCGCGCCGGCGTGTTGGAGGAGCGGGACATGTGGATGGCCGAGCAGCACTGGATGATCGAGGCGTTCCTGCGGCCAGTGTATGAGGGCTGGCTGAAGTCGGCGCTGTTGGCGCAGGCGGTGACCTATCCGCTCGGCGGTGCGCTGCCGGCGACCAAGCTCGACAAGTTCCTGTCCCACAGGTGGCAGGGCCGGCGCTGGGCGTGGGTCGATCCCCAGAAGGACATCGAGGCGAACATCGCGGCGATCAACGCCAAGCTCAAGTCTCGGCGGGAAGTCATCGCCGAGCAGGGCCGCGACATCGACGAGGTCTGGACGCAGCTGCAGGCCGAGCAGGACATGGCCGCGGCAATGAACCTTGACCTGGCGCCGGCGAAACAGGCCAATCCGGCTGCGGAAAAAGTGACATCTTCCCCCTGAAAATGTCCGCGCCGGCCTCGCACCATGCGAGGCATGGAAAAGCGCAAACAGGTCGGCAAGCTCGCGCGCTCGGTCACGATCGAGCGCGACGGCTCGGGTGACGCGGAAGTCTTTCGCGCGTCGATCTCCAGCGAGGAACCCTACGGGCGGTGGTTCGGGACCGAGATCCTGGACCACTCGCCGGGTTCCGTCGATCTCTCCCGCGCGGCCGATGGCCTGCCGCTGCTCTGGGGGCACGACGGTCAGACGCGCGGCACGGTGATCGGCCGGGTCGAGAACCTGCGCATCGAGGACAAGCGCCTCCGGGGCGATCTGCGGTTCTACTCGACTCCGGCGTCGCAGGAAGTGCGCACGATCGTTACCGAGGGCCACCGCGAGATGTCGGTGGGCTACTCGGTGGAGCGCATGAAGCTCGTCGAGGCCGGCAAGGATGGCACGCCGGACACCTACCGGGTCACCAAGTGGACCCCGATGGAGGCGTCCATCGTCGGCGTGCCTGCCGATGCGACGGTCGGCGTCGGCCGCGACGCGAAAGACGCCGCAGATTCGATTGTCGAGATGCCCGACCCCGAACCCGTTTCAGAACCGCAGGCGGCCGAGGCGGTCGAGCCTGTCAAGTCCCACGAAGGAGAGATTCGAATGGAACAGCAACAAGCGCCGGCCGCCGATCACGTCGCCGACATCATCAAGCTCGGCGAGAAGTACGCGGCACTGGGTGGCGACAAGGTCGCGCAGGAGTACCTGCGCAGCGGCCGCAAGGATCTGGGCGAGTTCCAGGCGCTGCTGCTCGAGCGCATCGGCACGAAGGGCAGCGATTCGGCCGGCGACATCGGCATGAGCGCGAACGAGCGCAACAGGTTCAGCGTCGTGCGCCTGATCCGCGCGCTGGCGAACCCGTCGTCGACCGAGGCGCGGCGCGAAGCGGCGTTCGAGTTCGAGGCGTCCGAGGCGGCGCTCAAGGCGCAGGGCCGGGCGCTGCGCGGCAACGCACAGGCGACGATCCCGATGGACGTGCTGTATCACGCCAATCGCGATCTGATCGTCGCGACGTCGACGATGGGCGGATACACGGTTGGCACCGACATGATGGGCGGGTCGTTCATCGACATCCTGCGCAATCGGTCGTTCGTGACGGCGGCCGGCGCGACGGTGCTGTCGGGCCTGCAGGGTGCCATCGCGATCCCGACCAAGACTTCGGGGGCGACGGCGTACTGGGTGGCGGAAGGCACGGCCCCGACCGAGGGCGCGATCGTGTTCGGTCAGGTGACGATGTCTCCGAAAACGGTCGGTGCGTGGGTCGACTTCAGCCGCAAGCTGATGCTGCAGTCCTCGATCGACGTCGAGTCGATGGTCAGGAACGACCTGTACGGCCAGGTGGCGACCGAGATCGACCGCGCGGCGCTCAACGGTGCCGGCACCGGCAGCGAGCCGTCGGGCATCCTCGCCTCGACCTCGGTCGGGACGAGCACCATTGGCGCGCAGGGCGGTGACCCGACCTGGGCCTCGATCGTCGAACTGGAGTCGCTCGTTGCGGCCGGAAACGCCGATCAGGGCGCGCTCGGGTACTTCTTCAACAGCAAGACCCGCGGCAAGCTCAAGACGATCGTCAAGTCGACGTCTGCGGTGGCCGGCTTCATCTGGGAGGCGGACAACACGGTCAACGGATACCGGACGTTCGTGACGAACCAGCTTCCGTCGAACCTCACGAAAGGCACGACGACGGGGCGTTCGGCGGCGATCTTCGGCAACTGGCAAGACGTGATGATCGGCCAGTGGGGCGGCCTGGATCTGCTGGTCGATCCGTACACGGCGAGCAACACCGGCACGGTGCGGGTCGTCGCGCTGCAGGACGTGGACGTCGCGATCCGCCGGGCGGCGAGCTTCGCGATTGCGAAGGACTACGCGAACTGATTCGTGGCTCTCCGGTGCCTAGCGTTGCGCTCGCGAAAAGCCGTGCTCCCTGCGGCCTGGCACCGGGACCTTCTCAGGGCGTCGTCAAGGGGAACGACTGATGGTGTGGCGAGCGGAGGACCCGGAAGGTAACGAGGCGGCGAAGGTCCGCTGGGACGTCGTCCCGTATGCCTGCGGCCGAGGCATCGACATCGGCTGCGGCGAGGCGAAGGTGTTCAACTCGTTCCTCGGCGTCGACAACTGCAAGGACAATGCGCTATTCGGCGCGCAGATCCGGCCGGACATCGGCGCGCAGGCCGAAGATCTCGGGATCTTCTCTGACGGGTCGTTCGACTCGGTCTTTTCGAGCCACACGCTCGAGCACATCGTCGACTATCACGCCGCGTTGACCGAGTGGTGGCGGATCACGAAGGTCGGCGGCTACTTGATCCTGTACCTGCCGCATCGGGACTTCTACCCGCGAATCGGCCAGCCTGGGTCGAACATCGACCACAAGCACGATTTCGCCCCGGAGCAGATTGTCGAGACGATGCGTGAGATCGGGCACTGGGATCTGGTCGTCAACGAGACGCGCACGGACGAGGACGAATATTCGTTCCTGCAGGTCTACCGCAAGCGTGACGACGGCCAGTGGAACGAGCCGTACAGGGAGCCGCGGCCGGGAAAGACGCTCGCGCTCGTGCGTTTGGGCGCGTTCGGTGACGCGCTGTGGCTCACCTCGGCGTTGCCGCACCTGAAGGCGCAGGGGTATCACGTCACGGTTTACACGCAGGAATCCGGCGAGGCGATCCTGCGTCACGACCCAAACGTCGATCGCATCATCCAGATGCCGGATTACCTGTTCACCGGGCAGAACCTGGTGGCGTACTTCCTGCACGAGCAGCGCAAGTACGACAGGTTCATCAACCTGGTCGGATCGGTCGAAACGCGTCTGCTGCCGAATCCGAAGGACTTCGAGTACTACTGGGCCGACGAGGTTCGCAGGCGGGTGATGAACGTCAACTACCTGCAGACGGTCCATGAGTGGTGCGGGGTGCCGTATGAACCGAGGGTCCGTTTCACCCCGACGGCCGAGGAACGGTCGCAGGCTTGGACGCGTCGTTCAGAGATGGCCGGGCCTGTGGTGGTCATCAACCCGTCGGGTTCCGGTCAAGCCAAGTGGTGGCCGCACTGGCAGCGGTGCGCGGAGCAGCTGGCCGAGCGAGCGCATGTGGTGGTACTGGGAGATGCGCCTGGCAAGCAACCGGCGTCGTTGGAGCGGATTCACCTGATCGGCAGGTCGTGGCCGATCCGCGAGGCGCTGGCCTTCGCGCAGCTCGCCGATGCGGTGATCGGGCCGGAGTCGGCGATCACGAACTGCGTCTCCTTCGAGCCGATGCTCAAGGTGGTGATGCTGTCGCATTCGACGGTGGAGAACCTGACGCGCGACTGGGTGGAGACTGTGACGATCGCGGTGGACGGCCTCGATTGCTATCCGTGCCACCGCATCCACACCAACATGGACTATTGCGCGGTCGACAAGGAAAGTCGCGCCGCCGCGTGCCAGGCGTCGATCAAGCCGAATCAGGTCGCCGACGTAGTGGTCGAGTACATGAACTGGCTGGCCGAAGAAAGGAAGGCTGCGTGAGCTTCACCGAGTCGCTCGACGCCTTCTTCGGGGATCTGTCGGTATCCGCGACGATCGTCACCGGCACCTCGACCTCGACGGCGAACGTCTACTTCGACAGTCCGTCGACGATCGGGTTGGCCGGCGCTGTGGTGATGGACGCGCCGTCGATCGTGGCGCAGGAGTCCGCGGGCCTCGCTCGCGGGTCGACCGTGACGATCTCCGGGGCCGGTTACACGGTGCGCCTGGTCGAAAAGCTCGACGACGGCGCGCTGGTACGCGCCACGCTGGAGGCGGCATGACCAGCAAGGCCGAGAGCATCACGCAGGCGGTGGTGACCGCGCTGGGCACTCCGACGATGACGGCGGTGCCGACGGCGCGCGTCTTCCGCGACCTGAAGGACGCGCTCGCCTCCGACCAATGGCCGGCGATTGTGGTCGAGACTGGCGACGAGCAGGAGCCGGTGCGGGCGCTGATCGGCTACAAGATGCGCCGCGTCGACGTGCTGATGACGATCTTGGCCGACGGCGGATTCTCGGACGCCGACGCCGCGCTCGTGGAGGCGCACAACCGGCTGGCGGCCGACCCGACGCTGGGCGGCCTGGCGTTCGAGTTCGACGAGTTGGAAACGACCCGCACGCGCGAGGGCGCCGCGCAGAACGTGGTCTCGGTGACGAAGACGTACCAGTACAGCTTTCGCACCACCGAGGCGAGTCTGGAATCGTAGGAGAACGAGATGGCATTCGGTCGCAAGTTTCGGAACGTGGTGATTCTGGCGAAGGTCGAGACGACGAAGGGCACCGATTCGACGCCGTCGGGGTCGTCCAACGCGATGTTGCCGGTCGGCGAGGTGACGCTCACACCGATCGACGCGGAGCGGGTGCCGCGCAACGTGATCCGCGGCTACTTCGGTGCGCCGGATTCACTGCTCGGCTCGACGTGGTCGCGGCTCGCTTTCAGCGTGGAGGCGGCGAGTTCCGGCACCGCCGGCACTGCGCCGGCGTGGGGTGCGCTGCTGCAGGGCTGCGGCTTCACCGAGACGGTGTCGACGGCCTCGCGCGTGGAATACACGCCAGCCTCGACGAGCCTGAAGGGCGTCTCGATCTACATGTACGCCGACGGACTGCAGTATACGCTGATCGGATCGGTCGGGAACCTGAACGGCGCGGCCAACGTCGGAGGGATTCCGCTGCTCAACTTCGAGTTCCTGGCCCCCTACGTCGCGCCGACGGCGGTCAGCAACCCGTCGACGACGCTCACCAGCTGGCAGACGCCGTCGCTCGTGAACGACGCCAACACGGTCGACCTGGTCGTCGGCGGCACGTACTCGACGGGCGCGATCTCCGGCGGCACGAGCTACGTCTCGGGGGGCGTCGAGTTCGACCTCGGCAGCCAGATCAGCCGTCGCGAGCTGATCGGCGCGAAGGAAGCGGTGATCTCGGACCGCAACATCACCGGCACGATCAAGACGCTCGACCTCACGGCCGCGCAGGAGATCACCGTGCAGGGACTGGTGACGGCCAACACGGCGACAAGCATCGGCCTCACGCACGGCACGGCGGCCGGAAGCAAGGTCGTGTTCTGGTTCGGCCAGGCCAAGCTGCTCAACGTCAACCCGGTGAACCTGGAAGGGGTCTGGACGTCGGATGTGCCGTTCGAGGCGCCGCCGAGCGCGGGTAACGACGACATGAGGATCGTTGCGCTATGACCTTCAAGCTCAAGCCGAACCCGACCTTCTGGGCGAAGGTCGAGATCTACCGCCCGGGCGAGGGCCCGTCGATCCTCGAGGTGGAGTTCGCGCATCGGGGTTTCCGCGAGGCGTTGGAGCTGGCCAGCGAGATCGGCGCGGGGATGCCGCGCGAGCGGCAGCTGGAGGTGCTCTGCGGCCTGGTGCGCTCCTGGCGCGGCGCAGACGCGGACTTCTCCGAGGCGGCGCTGAGGGATGCCGCGGAGGACTTCCCCGGCTTCGCCGCGTCGGTGCTGACGGCGTACCTGGAGGAACTGCGGGGCGCGCGCCGAAAAAACTGATCGAGATCGCGCGTCGTCTCGTGTCCGGCGGCCGGGACGATAGCGCGATCCGGGCCAACGCCGCGAACGCTGGCATACGAATCGAGCTGCCGCC